GTGGTGCTAGACCGACCGTTCTTAGACTTCACACGACAACGACGCTCATCGATGTCAAGTTCAGGTTGTTCGATCAGGGAGATACCACCCAGGAAGGTGGACAGATCATAGAATGCCATCTGATGAGGAAAGTCCTCGGGAACCGTAGCACGAGCAAGAATGTTGCGGTTCAGTGAGATAGTGCTGATCTTGCTGCCTGGTTCAATAACAATCGACTTGTTGATATTGCTGAAGTTTTTCAGCAGGTCATAGGTAACAGGGGAAAGACTAATACTCATTGAGGATACGTTTCAGTTTGTGCGTTTTTGTCGTTGAAGTGGAGAAGAAGCATACCGTAGTGCAGAATCTTGATGATGTCTCTGCGGGCGGTACCCTTCTTGTCGTAGCGGGAAGCATACTTGAGGATGTTGCTTCGGCAGAATGCCTCAGCGTCACCACATGCTTCAATCAAATCAAGTGTCTGGATAGAATCATTACCTGAGGAATAGTGTTGACCGTATGTGCTCAGCACATAGGCACGCAGTTCCTCAAGAATGGTATCTTCACTGTACTTCATTGCCATAATCAGACTTGGTTAAGTGTACTACGTTTTTCAGAAAGGTGCAACATCGGTGAGGACGTTGGCAGTGTCAACCTCAGAGTCAATCTTATCATACAGTTCGATGAAAGATTGCTTGGTTTCGTCGTCGAAACGGTTGAGGCAGACCTTGATTGCTTTGAGACGGTCACCGAAGATAGCAAAGGCACGGATGATGTGCACCAGACGACGGGTAGAGATTACCTCATCAACACCACCTTCAGCGAAGGTCTTGCGGATGATGTCTGCCCAGGAAACGAGAGAGTTAATGAAGGACTCTTCGCAGCAGTTGAGTTCTTTGCAATAGTTGTGGAGCATTTTATTCTCCACGGAGGGGGTGGGATACTCTTGCTCAAAGGTCAGTGGGAATCGTTCGAGGAACGCTTCGTTGAGGACGTTGGTTCCGACGAACCGCCCGTCTTCTGACCCCTTACCTTTAGTGTTAGCAGTAGCAACCACAGTAAAACCACTAGCAGGAGTGACATAGCGACCAATCTTCTTTAGAAAAATGCCCTTGCCTTCCAGAACGGACTGGAGACAAAGAATCTTGTTGCTTGCGAGGTCAATCTCATCAAGGAGGAGAACAGCACCTCGCTCAAGTGCTTCAATAACAGGACCATTGTGCCACACAGTATTACCGTCAACCAGACGGAAACCGCCAATAAGATCATCTTCATCAGTCTCAATAGTAATGTTGACCCGAATCAGTTCACGACCTAGTTGGGCACATGCTTGCTCAACAGAGAAGGTCTTACCGTTACCAGACAGACCAGTGATGAACATTGGGTAAAAGATACCAGACTTGATGATCTTTTTAACGTCTCGGAAGTTCCCGAACGGGACAAAGTTGTTATCTTCTGCTGGAATCAAGTTAGTATTTTCCTGTACGGTAACATTGTTGGACAGTTGCTGCTCCAGTTTCTCTCGTGCTTCTTGCACGGTCAGATTCCACTTGCCGCGACCAGACTTATATTGATCAAGACGCTTAGTGACAGTGGGATAAGATACACCGAAGTGATCAGATGCAGCAACAAGGTTTGCCGTCGAAACTTCGGGACCAAAGGTGCTGGTCAGATAGGAGATCAGGTCTTCAGTGGTCACGTTAGAAAGGCGAGGCATGTGGTGTTCCGTTGATTACCCACTTATTATAGGGGCAGAGTCGGGGCAGACTGGGGCAGAGTGGACGGTTAGGCAAGTGGTCTCTTGAACTCCTGACTGACCACATTGGTAGCGTGCAGCATGGCATACATATAATCCACCCCATCCTGAGGTGTAGTGTGGTCTCCACAAGTGAAGACATCACACACTGCCATACCTAACTCTGGCCAAGTGTGAATGCTGATATGACTTTCAGCAAGCATTGCCACGCAAGTTACACCTTGAGGATCAAACTTATGCGAGTTAAGTGCCAACAAAGTAGACTGACACTTTACGCTGGCATGATAGATGACATCTCGAATATATTGTTCGTCATCAAGAAGGACAGCGGAACACCCTTTGAGGGTGAAGAGAATGTGTCTCATATCCAATCAGGTTTACGATCAGGTTTACGAAGGTAGTTGCCCGCTGCCCAAGGTTTTGAAGCAACATACATGCGATACGCAGTCACTGTGTCAATGCTGGTATCAAGTTTGTACTCATCGGGCATGGCACGAACAAATGGAGAGTGCTTATTAGAACATGCACCACTCCACATAATGTTTGCCATCTCGATTGTGTTCTGACAAGCATGAACCTTACCGTAGCGATAGGTGTACTCGTGACATAGTGCTAGACCATGTTCGATTAACCAAGCGATATTATGTTTGGTTGCTGCTGCCCACTTAGTACAAGGATGATTTTTGAAAGCACCCTTTTTAGTATTATACACTGTACCGTCCGCTTTGAAAAGGGGGGCGATATCATGATAGTGAGGACTATAGATAATCGCCAGCATCTGTGCTGTTTCTAGTGGCATCTTGACGATGTGTTTGTCTGGCAACATACCTGCTGCCAGAACTGGATCTTCATCAACTGCAAAGATGTTCATGCGATCTGAGAAACGAACGACGAAAGGATTTTCTTGTTTGCTGCTTTGCCCTTGAGCGTTTTGCGGAATGCAGAACGGATCTGAGTCTTGGTAGCATCCTCCTTCACATCAAACTCTACATCGTTATCCAGCACAGAGGAAGCAATCAGGTACAACTCTTCATATCCACTGTCGGTGATGCTCACAGAACGGTTCTTCTTGAACTCGGTCTGGGTTTTGAACGACTTGTCGCCACTGTAACCCAGGTAGTTTGTGATCACACGGGTGCACTCACGAGAAGATCCGATACGGAATCCGAGAATGTTAACATCCTTATGTATTGCCTGAACATATTCCAGAAGTGCGTCAGTGTACTGATGCTGCCAGGAAGTTTCACGGAACACACGACCAGTGCCACGGTGGCGAAGACGAGTGTTGTCACGAATAGCGGAGCAGAAGACATTACTGACCGTCTGACCGTCAGTCCGAGTGTAATCCTTGTGCACCCATTCGGAAGAGGAGTTGGACTCACCGTCAGTCAGGATGACAACGTTGAGTTTTTCAACACCATGCTTAGAACGGAATGCGGGGATCAGGGCAGGCAGAGTGGCGATTGCCTCGTTAAGAGGGGTGCCACCCAGGTGCATGAACCCAGGGATAGGAATGTGATTCCAACGAGACTGACGAGCATAGTCCCAGTTACGAACACCATACTGGTATGCAATACGGAACAGATGCTTTGCAGACTCGGTGAAGTCACGCTTGTTTGACTCACTATCAAGCAGAGTGACAAGGTGGAAGGATCCATCAAACACCATGGTGTGATCACGCTTGTCGGTTAAGGGTTGGGGAACCTCACCTTCACCAAGACCCAGTGCAGTCAGGTAGTGATCATACACAAAGGAATACACGGTGAAAGGAATGTTGACTTTACGGCAGAAATATGCGAGAGACAACAGTTGCTTGACGGTCTCATAGATGTGATCTGACATAGAACCAGACCAGTCAAGCAGGAAGATCAGACCATGGTTCTTACCGTCAGGGGTAGAAGTGATCTTCTTGAAGAGATCTTCGTTGAACTTGTAAGTATGTAGTTTGCGAGTATCGAGAACACCAGTGCGGGATACCGTCTGACGGGCATAGGATGCTGCAGACTTCTTCATCTCGAACTCTTTAACGAGATAGTTCACCTCACGGTTGGTGGAGTCATTGAACTTGTTGAACTCCATATCCAGAATGCTGAAGGTGAGGCAGTCGTTATCCAACTTCTTGCGATCCTCATCAATCTGATTCCAGAACTGACGAATGTTCTCACGCACCCACTTCATCGGAGTGATCACACGATTGAGATCGGGATTGTCAATCTCAATGTAGCGAGGTTCATCCCAAGAGTTCTTGGATGCAGCGTTTGCAAGATTGTCTGCGAGATTGGTATCAGTCTCTGCCTCATCAAAACCACCCTGTTCATAAGAAGGAGTGTCAAGATCAGCATCATCACGATCATCGTCATTGCTGTCGGACTGCTGACCATTGTCATCGTTGACATACTCAACAGGATTGCTCTCCTGCTCAGACTCACCGCTGACACCATCCTTCTCAGAGTCATCGTTGGCAGCGGGGGCATCCTGCTGCTTCTCACGCTCCTGCTTCTGCAGATCCCACAACACACGAGCAGCAATCACTGCATCATCAAAGGTCTCAGACTCCTTGACCAGATCAAGATACTGTTGCTCCTCTGCACTGATGGGGATCATTGCATAAGCACCGATCTTACAGTGCAGGTTGATACGGTCGATCAGTTTGAGTTGGTTGAGGTCACGATCCTTAATACCAAAGAAGTCTTTGTTATGCAGGTTGTTGTAACCACGATAGAAGGACTTGCCCAGACCAGGGAACTTGGTCTTCATGTGTTTCTCTACACGGGCATCCTCTGTCACATTGACGTAAGACTTAGGAATGTCATCAGGAACCTCATACTCACTGCTGGGGGGAGTAAACAGAGCATGACCAACCTCGTGACCAACGAGCAGGTCATAGGTGTCGTTGTCCAGATCTTTCCAGATAGGCAACTTGAGTACACGACGGTCAACGTCAAACGATGCAGTCTCACAGACAGCGTGCTCAACGATCAGATTCTCGGTGGCAAGCAGACGGGCGAGCGTACCTTTGATGTCGGGAGTGGTGGTCATGTCTCTGTCTCGGTTACCCATACACAATAAGACCCCCGACGCTTGTCGGAGGTCTTTGGTAGACGGTTTAGCAACTGTCTACGGCGTGCTTTTGCTTGCCGTAATGCTTGAGGTTTCAAATGTCGCTTCTGGGGTTTGCCAGAGTTGTGCTGCCAGTTTGGCGTAGTCACGGTTTTATGCTCGAATGACTCCTCTACTATATAGCATCGCGTACAGGCACGCTAGAGGGGCATATAGGTGCCTCTGGCGTATCGTTCCAATGACGGATCACCCCCGCGACAATGAAACAGTTAGTGACAAGATAAGTGAGAAGTATAGCAGTCCGTATACGAGCAATGTTATCTGAGTCTTTGCGGTCTCTTCCTTCTTTTTTTCCGAGTGCATAACACCATAGTCTCCACATCAGGTAAACAATCCTTTGTCGTTCATATACTGCAAGGTTTCTTTCATGCTACCAATATGTTTACTACCGATAGACACTTGGGGATAGGTTGCTTCAGAACCGAACTCAGCATGGAACTGACGATCGCTGAAGTCAACACCAAGAAGGTATTCGTGAAACTCACCACCGAGAGATTCAAGAAGC